TGCGCTTCAAAATAATTGGGTGGATCCTCTTGAAGCGCTGCCCACATTTTTCGGAACTTGGAAACTCCTGTCCCCCCAAGCTGAAAAATCATTTCACAAATTATAGTTTTTGCATCATCACTAATTTTTAAATTAGAACACATGTCATGTGTTTGATCAATTGCTGATTGTAAATCTTTTTCTAGTATGTCTTCTAAATATTCTTTGTCATATTTTTTACCGTCTTCCCAATGGTCTTCCACACATAGGTGGCCGTAGCCCACGGTTCTTTTATTTAGGGTATCTAAATAAACGGTGTCTCGAAATCCTTCGTGTTTTTTAACTGACTCTAAAAGTTTATCGTAATTCATTATCTATCCAATTTTTTATTTATGTTTTTAAGTTCTGTTTCCATAACAGCTATTCGTATTTCAATTTGTGTAAACATCATTAAAGCTTCTTCCATACGGTCCATGTCTTTTTCCATGGCTAATACTTTTTGATTTGTCATTCCCCACATCACGCCTAAAGTTAATAAACCACCTATAACTGCAATGTAGTCTTTCATGTTCATGACATCATTCCTTTTTTAGTAAACGGATTATCGTTCATTTGTTTTTGTGGCTTGTTAAATTTTCCATCATTACCCATAACTGGATTTAATTCAACAGCACCACCTTGATTCATACTGTATTGATTAGCAAGTGCTTGGTCCGTGTTGCCAGTATACAAGGACGCAGCTGCGTTTGAATTCATAACGTTGCTTCCTGTTATAGATGATCCAGTGCTTCCTCCGCCACCTGTGTAAGCAGCAGTACCATCTTGATACGTGTTTTGTTCTGGTGTTATGGATTCTTTTATTGTTTCTGTTACAGGTTGTCTAAGAGGTGCAGGTATTGAATCTACAGCATTTCCTACGCCTTGTAATATACCTGGTATAGCCTCACTAACATTTTGTTGCATATCTTTCATTGCATTGTTATTTAAATTCATCATGTTTCTTTTACGATTAGCTGATTCCATGTCTTTTACTGTAGCATACCATTCTTCATATTCATCTGGCATTTCTTGAATTAATCGTTCCAAGTTTCTTGTTCGAAGAACTAAAGGTAATGTATCATCCATAGCGTTTTTCCAGTTACGCATACGAATACGGTTAGTTACAATCTTACCTAGATAACGAAAGCCAAAGAAAGGCGCCATCGCTAAGATAGGTGCCACTGCTCCTGCCGCTGTGGATGTACCATAAGCAGTTAACATACCTGCAGCTGGTGAACTAGACTTCATTGCACCTACAGGTCCTTGAAGGACAGTTGAACGTGCAAGGAATGTACTTTGATTAGGCATACCATATTTAAAGATACGATCTAATACTAAATTTAAATCTTCAAAATCTTTATACGTAGGAAGACTACTTGTTACAGCTTTTACTTCTGACCTTGGAATATTACTTGGAATCTTACCCCATAAATCTTCATACCAATTTTCCCATCTATTTTTTGCTCCATTAAATATTTTATATTCAGGAATAGTTGGACCAGGTAAAGCTTTTTTAAATAACTCTTGAATAGGAGAGCCACTTTTACCAATACCCATGCCAGCTGCTAATAAATCTGGATTTATATATTGAATACCTTCTACGTCAGAGACAGATTTTTTTATAATATTTGTTATGTAATGACCTAAACCAGAATTGTATGCTTGTTCTCCTACAATATTTTTTAAAGCTAAAAGATTATCTGGAACAAATGCACCAGTGTCAGTTGACTTGGCTAAAACATTCCATAAATTTTTACTAGCATTAGCTGGGCTTTCCCCTACTGCTACATTAAAACCAAAACGTTTTACATTTGCTAAATTTTTTCCGACATTTGTACCAAACAAAAGCATACCATTTGATAGGAATTGCTCATACTCTGCCCAAAGTTTTGATACATTAGCATAAGGTGTTTTTGATAGGCTACCTACATCTGTTTCAAATGCTTTGTATAATAAATTAATATCATCACCCATGGTTCCTATGTCAGGACTCTTTGCCCAATTTTGATAGTTACTATCTAATGTTTTTTTCAGTGCATACATGTCACCAATTTTTATTTTATTTTGTGCTAATAATTGTGTGCCTGGGACAAAGTTTTCTGGTGCTTGTAAGATTTCTTTGTTTAAAAAACTAGCAAACGCTCCATACTTTCTTTGTTCATCCATTCCCATTTTACTATAACGAAATAAAATTTCTTTAGCTGTGTTAATTGATTGAGTTTTATCTACAATAGCACCTGCACTTTTTGCTGCTTGTAAAATTTCTTTATCATATTTAACTGCTTGTTCTCTAAATCCTTTAGCTGTTTTCCCTGCTAACTTAATGTAATCAACACCCATGTCAGCTGTTGTAATGTAAGGAGCAAATCTTCCGAGCATTTCCATGGCTCTTACTTTTTGAGCTTCACCGGCTACTTGTATGCCGGCTCTAATAGGACCACCAAATGCAGGTACACGTTGAAACGCATTTACAAACGCTCCAATGTACGGACGACCAGCTACGGAGAAACGAGGAAGGGTAGTTCCAGCTATTTCATCTAACGGTGTATCCCCTGGAACAAAAGATTTACTTTTATTATTTGCAGGGCCTAACCAATTAAATGCTTTACTGTTTATAATATGACTAAATGCTTTACCAATAACTGGTATGTTCATTTGTACTTCTTCTTTAGCAGGAATAGATTTTATATTTCCAAATGGAAGTAATGCACGTCCACCAGCGCCAACTACCATAGGATCTTTAGGATCAAATTTCATTAAACGTTGTTCAGCTGCTACAATTTCTTGTGGTGTTGGAGAACCAAAATCTTTAAACATTTCTTTAGCTATTGGATCTTCCATTTCTTTACCAAAAACTTTTGAAGATGGAGAAGCTGCTTTTAAACCAGCCAAAGAACCACCTATTGCTTTTAAACCTAAATACAAAGGACGTATACCAAAGAAGGCAGTACTAACTCCTGCGTCAAATAATCCCTCGTCAATAGCTGCTTGTGTTCTTTCTCCTAACTTAGGTCTATTAATTCCTTCTGCACCAAATGTTAAAGCGTCTGGTGCTTGTGCTAATACCATATCAACAGGTCTTAAAGCTTTATCTAAAAGCGTATTCATTTCTGCATCTACAGCACCACTTCTTTCCTCAGGTTCCATTGCAAGATATGCTTTTGCTTTTCCTGCACGGTCCATTGTATCAAGCACTGTTTCATAACCAAAGTCAGCTGCAGCTACAGCTGCACCTCCATATATAATACTACTCAATGCACGTGTTGCCCATCCACCTTTACCTTTGACAAAACCTTTAGCCATGCCTTCAGCTACTTTTTTAACTAAACCAAATCCAGGTTTAGTCATGTTAAATCCTTTAATAGCACCTACTGTTCCTATAACTCCTTCACCAAGAGCATTTATCATTGGATAAGGATTAGGTTGATTAGTAAACAAACCAAACTCATCATACTGACTGTATGTTTCTGGTCCTACAGGTAAAAAATCACCATCGGTAAAACCTGCAGCTGAAAATATTTCATTCTTAGCTTGCATTGCCATTTGATGATATTTTTCATCACCTGTTTCTTTAAAACGTTTATCTGCTTTATCAAATATTGTTGCTAGTTGTGATCGTACTTGTTCCTTACGTGCCGTGTAAGCTTGCGACTCCATAACTTTAGCTTCATAAATCTTTTTTTGTTCTTCATTTTGTAACCATTGATTTTTTTTACCAAAAGGTTGGCCTGGCATTATAGCATTACCTATAATTTGAAAAGGCGCTAAAGGTAAATCAGTTGCGTATTTTTGATTGCCTTGAATTATATCTTGTGATTCTGTAATAGGAATACCAGTCTCAGATGTAGTTGTAAATTTTTTATCTGCCGGACCTTGTCCGCTTGGCATATTATCAAAAACACTTTCTTGATATTTTTTTATTCTTTTATTATCTGCTTCAGCCATTACTCATCAAATATGTTATTCCATTTATCAAACACACTTTCTGTGTTTTGATTTGTTTGAAGATTATCTTGATACACTACTGCACCGTTACCACCATTCCAATCAGGATATTGTGGAACGTTAACACCTTCAATATTGTAACCAGCAACTGAGTATGCTGGATCATTAGCTCTTAAATTATAATAAGAATTATAAAAGTTTTCTATACCAGGAATTTCAAATGCTCCTGGTGATACAATTTGAGAAGCATTGGTTTTTTGTGCATCGCTTGACACATACCCAGCTAAGTTTAATGCTTGGCTCATGTTAGTATATAATTCATTATAGATACTTACGTATTTACCAATAACATATTCAGGCATGTTGGATTTACCCATCAAAGATGTCATAGATGTTTCTTCAAATGATCTTCGAAGAACGTCTGCCAACATACGACCTGTTGGCTGTCTGTTTCTTGCCAACATTAAACCTAAAGTTGTTTCAAAGATTTCTAATTGACCTTTACGTGGATCAAATAAAACTTTTTCTAAATTAGATCTTGTTAAATATTCTGCTCCTCGCACACCATACTTACCACCTGTATCTACAAAGACTGGTTGCTCACCTAGACCTGGTATCTCTACAAAAGCTCCATCAGTTGGTGCTTCTAATACAGCAAACGACATACCATCACCTACTTGATCGTAAGCTTGTCCATTAGGGCCACTACCTAGTACTTGGCTATAAAATTTACCAAGTTCACTATTACGATTAACTTGGAATGATTCATCTCCAAGTTGTGTAATAGAATTTTCTCCAAACCCTGCTTTTAATCCCTTAACAGCTTCACTTGCTAAGAAAGCAGTAGGACCTACGTTTCTTCCTAGAAATCCTTTGTAACCAATTAAACTGTCACGGTTTTCAATCATCATTGGCATAATCATTTGTGCCATTGGTATCAACCCACGTCTAGTATAGTCAGCAAATTTAATCATTGAATCTTTACCAGCTTTTGACATTAACATTGCCCCACCTTCTTGTGTTCCACTTACTCCAAAAAGACCTGGGCCCGTAGCGCTTGATGGTTGGAATGTATAACGAGGAAAACCAAGTGCATTGTTTTGATCTAAGAACCAATTTGTTTCATCACTGTTAGCACGGAACTGGCTTACTAATTTTCTGTCAGTAACAATAGGTGTACCTGTTAATTGATCATACATAACCTCACCATTTTCACCACGCTTGTATTCATTTTGCCACACAGCAGTAAAGTCACCACTACGATCGTCATCTTCATTTAAATCTTCCATGTACAATTGCATGGCTGCTTGACCTATTTCACGTTCTGCTTTACCTTGCTCTGCTCCCATTTGAAATAACATAGGGGCTGTCGCCATGGCTGTTTGTCCAATGATTTCTGTAAACCCTGCCATGCCTGGATCTTTAGATTTCCCTGCCATTAACATGCCACCAATATTCATCAGCAATGCTTGCTTCTGCATCTGTGCACTTTGATCTCCACTACCTACAAATTGACGAACAATATCTTTGTATGCTTTAACACGTGTTACCGCATCACTTTCAATAGTATCAGTGCCTGCACTATTTGTTGCATTAACCGTTGCTGAATTAGTAGAAGCAGTGTTAGTGCCTGTGCCATCATACTGCTCATTAAAATCTTTTTCTAAATTATCTAATTTTTTATTAGGGTTTTCTTTTAGAATTTCCGTTGTATTAATAATCTCTGGTTTTTTAACTGAATTAAATTCGTTCCATGGTCCAGGACCAGCTTCAGCTTTATTTGGTGTTTCTATTTTTGTAGATTCTTGTACTCTTTCTGGAAGTAACCCTGATATTTCATCATATGCCATAAAAGGTAATGATGTAGCTGCAGCTGTACGTACAATTCCTTGCTTGTTAGATGCTGCATCTAAATAATTTTTGACGTAAGGATTTTTAAATGCTTGTCTTGCTGATTCATTAAAGTTTTCAAACACACGTGGTGTTCCTTTACCATACTGTGATCGTAAAGCGTTGTAGCCAACTTTAAAAAGAGGTCGTAGGTACGAAACCATTTAAACTCCTATGTGTTTTGATAACCCGATGCTATTCCTGCGCCAAAAATACCTGCACCCAATGCTTGGGATAAAGGATTTGTTACGGGAGCAGTTCCCATCGTAGTTGTCATTTGCCCAGATGGTACTCCTCTAAATATGTCACTCATAAATCCAAATCGTTGATATGGATCTTGTCTATTCTGTAAGTAAGCTTGGTAGTTAGCATCTAGTCCTTGTTGTGTGTTCTGTTGCATAACAGATCCTGCGCCCATCAATGATGCCACGTCTTGTTGTTGCATTTGCTGTGTTTGTCCAGCCATGTTTCCATACATTCCTGCACCAGCACCATAACGTGTCATTTGATTTTCAAAATCTCCTCTCGCCATGTTCATTGCATTTCCATAACCGGAAGCTAATGACTCCCCAATAGCTTGTGCCTTTCCTCCTAATAATTCGGCATTCATTATACCTGTACCTGAACCACCAAACGCTCCTTGTGAAGCAGCACCCATGTTAGCTTGGTTCATAGCTTTATCATATTGATCTGAAATTCCTTGTGTTACATAATCTTGATAAGGATTTAAATAATTTTCATAAGATGATGGATCAAATTTTGCATTAACCATACTATCAGTAGCAGATTCTGCTTTGTCCATCATTGGTTGGTAAGCACCAATACCAGATTGTGCCATCTGTAATGCTTTAACTTGCTCTGGATTAAATCCAGCTATTGATTGTGGTGTAATTGGTCCTTGGCCACCGAATTGTTGTTGACCAAACTTAACCGCTTGGTCCATCAGCCAAAGATACTTAGCCTCCATTTCTGGAGACATGCTACTTTGCTGTGTGTTTACATCAAAACCTGAAGGATAATCTGACTCTGCCATTATACCATCATCCTTGCTTCTTCAATTGTTTCTGAATCAGGATCTAATTTATTCATCATTGAATATAATCCTGCATGTCCACCTGGAAAGTTTTTAGCTGCCTTTTCTGTAATAACAAATTCATCATTAGATAATGCTACTGGACGAACATCATCAGATTTACCTGTACCAGGTCCTACTACTTTCCCACCTGCAATATAACTATCTCTATATGCTGGTGAACCACCTTTATTAAATTCTATATCACCATAGTCTCCTGCTGATGTAGTAGTGTAATAAGGGTTACGGTAACCATCTTTAAATATTTCTTTAGCTTCTTCATATGGAATACCATATTGAAAAGCCATTCTTTTAATTTGTTGTTCTTTAAATTTTTCCCATTTTCTTGCTTCACTCATACGACCACCATATAGTCCTGTTATTTGTGGTAAAACTGTTGCTAAAATATCAACATTTTCTAATCCTAGTCCTGGAATTAAACTTCCCAGTCCTGGGCTTTTTGCTAATTCTGCGCCCATAGCTGCACCATCTTTACTAAAATATTGCATTGCATCTATGTCTATGTTTCTTGGTGCACCAAAAGAAGTGGATACTTGCGGAGGACCCATTGCAGGTACTTCCATGCTTTGTAAAGATCTTGGAACATTCATACTATCAAAATTTGCTTTATCATATATTGTATTTGTAGGATCAGTAAAAGTTTTAGTCATTGCACCCGGTATTTCATAACCCGTGCTAGGATTTACTTTTCCTGT